TTGACTGCATTTTATCTTGTTTTAACTTAATTCAAAATTACTCAACTGAATTTTTAAAATCTCAAAAACCCAGTGTTTAAGCCACTTTTAAGGCATTTTAAGCAATTTTGGCAAAAAATAAAAGGCGGTTAAAAAACCACCTTTTTTGGTCGAGGTGACAGGACTTGAACCTGCGGCATCTTGGTCCCAAACCACCTAATAAATGTGTGAAAAACTTAGTGTTTATCGGACTTTTCAAGTTCGGTTGCCTAACATTTGCCTTGCATTTATTTTTTAGCTTATTTTACGATTGAGAAAATCATCAAGTTTTTTCGCAGGTGCTTCAGTATCATCTTGCATTAAATGCGTGTAAATGTTCAAGGTGGTTTCGGGTTTGGTATGCCCTAACTGGTGTTGAATGTAGAGAATATCATAGCCCGAATAGAAAAGATTTGTTGCGTGGGTATGTCTAAGGCAATGAGCTGTAAACGGTTCTATGACCTGCGGAATACCGTCGGGGCAGTATTTACTGCGTGGAGCAATGCCGACAATTTTGCCTTGCTGTGAATTGAATGCTTCGAGGTTTAGGCAATTGATGTAACTCTCCCACAATCTCCGCCACGCTGAATTTGTCATAAGTTTGCCTTTGGTGGTTGTGACTACATAATCAAATGGGGAGTGGGGTGCAAGGCTTTTCAGATAGTCTGACAGAACGGTCGGAATATCAACCTTGCGGACACCTGCTTCTGTTTTCGCTCCTGCTTTTATGTAAGAATTGTTTCCGTCAAGAACCAAAGTCTGATGAACATTTATTTTGTTGCGTTTCAAGTCAATATCCGCCCATTGCAAGCCGAGGCATTCACCTCTTCGCAGTCCTGCAAGCAACATAATCATTGCCGGCAATCTTCCTCTGTGCGGAGTGTTGATTATTAGCTTTTGCTCTTCAGGTGACAAGGCTCTGCGTTCTTTTTTCTTTGCCGCATTCTTTGATATTTTGACATATTTCAGTGGGTTGAAGTCGATAGCTCGGTTTTCAATAGCATACTCAAACACTCGGCTTGCGGTTGCGATGAACTCCTTCAGCGACTTTTTCGCTGTGGGTTTGCCTGTCGTAGGGTTCTTAGCAGCTAAGTCAAACACGATTTCCTGAAAGTCGGCAATCGTCAGCTTGTTGATTTTGTAAGGTTCAAGCTCTGTAAAATGTTTGAGATACCGTTCAAGCGTTTTGTATTGCTGTGGTGTTTGCAGTGACCTCTGAACCGTTAGCCAGCGCTTTTTCCAACAGCCGTATGTATCATCGGAAGAGATGTCTATGCCTTTGCCGAGTTTTTGTTTTAATTCGGCGGCAAGCGTTTCAACCTCTTTTCGTGATGTGCCGCATACGGATTTGTACTTTCGTTTACCGTTTTCATCTCGTCCGATATAGATGTTCTTCTGATAGCGTCCGTCTTTGCGTTTTTTCATTTTATACACTCCTTTTGTTTGAAAAAAGGGTGCAAAAATCCCCTGATATTCAAAACTTGAAAAATTCAGGGGATTGTGATACAATTATTTTGCGTTTAAATCGTATCATCTGCACCCTGTGTAGGTGATTCCGCTCTGTTCGAGTACCAGTCGAGCAGGGCGGATTTTTTTATTTAATTTTTATTTGCTATGAGCATTTTAACCTTTGCATTATAACTTACTTTATCGTTCTCATCGTAATGTTCACCAATTGTAAAATCGTTAATGCCAAGAATTCGCTCTTGATTTTCTTTAACAAAAGCTACATCTTCTATATGGAGATTGCCGACATCTAAACCGTTGACAAGCACCTTGATTGCAGGCTCGCCTTTATAATCGTATTCCTGTAACTGCACATTAAGCACTTTGCCTGCTTTTTTGTCAGTTTTGAGTTGTTTAAGTAACTTCTGCCTGCCCTGAAAGGTAACACCTGCAACTTTAAAAACTTTCGTGTGCGACTTGCCCGATTCCGGTTGCATCGCAGGAGTTTTTACCTCTGATTTTGGCTTTTTAAATAATTTTGATAATAATCCCATAATAGCCTCCTCATTGACACATAATGTCAAATATTATATAATAATATTCGAGGAGTTCCAACTTCTCATAAATTCCTATTTTCCTACCATAGCGGCAACTATGGTAGGTTTTTCTTTTTGTTGATAAAATCTGCAAATTGTTCTTTCACCTGTCTTTCAAGGGGATGCAGATAAAAGGCGTTTCTGCGTTCGAGCTCTGCCATTCGTTCAGCCCTGTAGGTTGCCGCCTCAAGGCTGATGTCGCATAAATTTGCAATTGCAGCGGCATTGATTACTTGCATTTCGTGCAACACACAAGCCGGAGCTAACAAGTCCCGAGCAAATACATTTGCCGAACATTCGGCATCATCAGTTATTAAAAAGCCGTTGCCGTCAGCTTTAAATAAATGCCCTAAGAAAATGTGTCCAAGCTCGTGGGCAATTGTAAATCTACAACGCTGAGGAGATTGCTCATCAGCATAGACGATGTACAACTTATCATCTTGCATCAAAGTTATTCCACTCTCATTTTGGTGTAGCAGATTGACCGCCGAATTTTTTAATAAAACAATGTCGGTTTGATTAGCTATTCGGCTTACCTTAACAGGTAGGCTACCTATATTATAATCAATCAAACATTGCCAAGAGGCATTGCGTGCCTGTTTGTATTTACCATAATTCAAGTTTTACCACCTCGTAGGTATTGTAACCTATGAGGTGTTTTTTATTATGTAATGCTTATAAGTCTGTATCGTCAGGCTCAAATTTACTGAGATCAGGAAGATTAACTATTTCTATAGGCTGATTGTTGCCGTCACTTCGTGCGGCTTTCACCGTTGGTATCAATATTTCATCTTCCACACCAAGCAATTTATCAACCGCAGGTTGCATATCAACTTTATTACGATAAGCAATCATAACTTTCTTTTCGTGAGCACTTAGAGAGAAATCGTTATGTTCTTCAATTTTTGATCTATTAGGCGATATATCAAAACCCATTAGCCAAGCTTCATTTACATTTAATGCAAGACCAAGAATAAACAATTTATTTTGTCCGGGTTCAACTTTTCCACTAACATACTGACTTAAATCGTTTTTGTTTAATTTAACACCGTATGCTTCGCAAAAAGGCTTTGCCATATTTAGAATATCAATTTGCTTCAGATTTCTTTCTGACATTATTTGCTTTAATCGGTACGAGGTACTGTATTTTTTCAACTGTATCGCCTCTCTTTGTTTGAATTGTAACACAACTTGAACAAAAGTTCAATAGTTTAATGAAAAAAAGTTCAATTTTTTTGAATTTTAGTATTGACAAGCAAAATATAATGTGTTAAATTGTAATTGTTCAAAGATATTGAACTCCAAGGAGGTGATTTAATGCCATTTGATTACAGTAAGTTAGAGGGATTAGTTAAAGAAAAGTGCCGTACACGCATGAACTTTGCAAAAGAAATGGGGCTGTCAGAACGTAGTATATCTTTAAAAATGAACGGCAAAGTACAATGGAAGCAGAGTGAAATTTGTAAAGCGTGTACGATTTTGCAAATTGACAATGCAAACATACCAGAATATTTTTTTAATTTAGAGGTTCAATTGCATTGAACATTGCCGCCTTATTATCTCAGAAAGGTATGATAAAAATGGATTTAAAGTCGTGTCGGGTTTGTGGTCGGAAACCGATAATTGAACATTGGAGCAGTGGCGGAATAATGTATATGGTTAAATGTAATAACCCTGATTGTCCTGTCCCTGTGAATAGCTATCCGACAGGAAGAAATTTAAACGATGTAGAAGATGAATGGAACAAGAGGTCTGATAATGACAAACTTTGAAAAAATCGGCACTTGTACGATCAATATAGATTTGAGGTGAAGAAGATGAATGAATTAAAAAAAATCCCTACCGCTCAGTTGGTAGAAGAGCTGAGCAATAGGGAAGATGTAGATAGTTATACAACCACCGAATCGTATGGTGTATTACACAAAGCAAAGAATGTGGATAAAAGATATCCTGTGGGAACAGTTGTGTTGTTTGTTAATCCACAGGGTAGGTGTTCTGAGTGATGTATTTAATATAATCTCTGTAAAAATCATCAAAAACAACAATTGTATTATCATCGGCATTTTTTTCAAGATAATCAAGCATTACAAATTTGCAAACACTCTCAGGAAAATTATTGTCGGCGATTATGTCATTAGCTGTGTTGTATGTAACATCACTACCGATAACAACTTGTTTGCTTAACCATTTTTTAAAGCTCAGCACAATGCACACCTCACTTTCATTATATAGTGTAATGAATTGTAGTTCATCACTACATATAGTATATCATAGAAAGTTGGTGAAATCAATGCACATCAATGAATTTGCTGAAATCTTGCTTAAAAGCAGGAAACAGAAAGGTCTTTCACAAAGCGAGCTTGCTAAGAAATCAGGCTTTACTAAAAGAGCTATTCAGTATTGGGAAAAAGGCAAAAAGAGCATTTCTCTTGAAAATGCCGACAGGCTCTTAACGGCTTTAGGTGTAGAAATCAAGATAGGTAAAACAGAAAGCAGGTGAGAAAATGGCAAAACTTAAACTTATTGACACAAAGGACAAGTTCCTTCTTGAAATTGACGGAACAGAAATTCCGTATGTTACAAGCTATCAGATAACACGAACGGTCGGCGAGGTTGTACTGCTCAAGCTGGCTCTCAGCGTTGCTGATGTTGAATCAGTCGAAATCGTTTCAGACAAAATTACCAACGAAAAATAGGAGGTGTACATATGCCAAGAGAAAGACCTATCATCAATTGGGATGAAGTGCCGGTGATAATTGATGTGCCGTATGTGGCACGGTTGCTTGCACTTAATGTCGATTACACAACACGGCTTGCACAAAAGGGCGTTCTCCCTGCCCACAAAATCGGAAAGCTTTGGCGATTTGATAAGGAAGAAATCAGACAATACATAAAGGAGCATTAACAATGTGGTTAAGAAACTATCCGACACGCAGAAAACTGCTCAAAGATGTGGAAAACCTCAGAGCAGAGAACAGACATCTCAGCATTGAACTGAGAAACGCAAGAACAGATCTTGCCCTCGAGAAAACAGCGTCAAGCGGTTATAAGCACGAAAACCGAGAGCTAAAACGCAAGCTCAAAGTACTTGAAACGCCTGAATCCGATTCCTTCGGTTTTGAATGTGTGGGGGTGAAGAAATGAGCAATAAAAAAAGTGCCTGTGACACTGTGAATGCCACAAGCACAAAGAACAATAAACCTGATTCAATTATATCCTCTGCAACAGAAAAAATCAAGTTGTGCAACGAAAAAAATCTTAAAGACCATAAATCTAAAGCAATACTTGAGCCGGTAAAGAAGATGCTCTGCGAATTTTCAGAGCAGAACGAGGAATTTGCAAGAGCCGTTACGGCTGCAAAAAACCTTGAAAACCTGATTGACGAAGTGGGAAAGAAACTCCCCGCTGCAGTTTCCGACCTTGATGTGTATCAGCAGATTGTCGGTAAGATTTTCCCCGGATCAAAGGTTACTTTCACAATGCAGATACATATGTCTGAATACGAGCTTGAAGAACCTAATGTCGCAGAGCAGAAAACAGATCCTGTTACTCTTGACCTTGGCAATCTTATAGATTGGTAGGTGTCGGTATGATTAAAAATCCCGGATATCTGCTCGAGAATATTCCTGATATTACAAGTGAAAACGAAGAGCAAGTAGTGCCGTATTTCCCACAATATGCCTTTTATGAAAATAAAAGTAAAAGAACCTGCGACTATTTCTGCACAAGCTGTCAAAGCTGGCACATCGGCGAACAGCTCCGACTTTGTCATAATCAGGAATTTGTCTGCGGTCATTGCAAGGAAAGCGTAAAAGCAAAAGCCCTGCACTACGGCAGAAAAAAACTTGAAAGAAGTCGCAAGTTTGGTTTTTGCTTTGCTGTTGACGGCAGGCTGTACATCAGATTTGTAACGGCATATCAGGGATTTTCGGAAGATATTTACAACGAAAATCCTGTCGAAATGATGCCCCGATATACTTTTTCGGATGAATATCTTTATGTATATGAACAGCACGCAATGCAAAGATTTGCATATGGCTGGTACGATAAATCATTTCATCCGCTGAAGACAGACGGAATTATTCCTTCTGCTTCACAGGGGTTAGCGTGGTATTGGGGTCCGTCAGAAAAAACCTTGTATTCAGGCTGGGGTTCAACCGTACTTTTAAATCTCGATGTAATAACCGATACGGATCTCAGATATTCGTGTGCGGATGAGCTTTCAAACAGATATACGGTTCAAGGAATTCTCAAATGGCTGAACATATATGTGAGGCACAATAATGCAGAATACCTGATTAAAGGCGGTTTTGAGCATATTGCAGAGCTTTTGATTGACGGCAAACTTTCACTCAATAAAATTCATTGGAAAGAAACCAATCTGCTTAAAATGCTCGAATGTCGTAAGGAGGATATGCACTTTTTCGCAGATTATGATTCAAGTGCAATTGAACTTTACCGCAGTGTGATAAAGGAAGAACCGACCATTCATATGGCAAGCAAGTTCATAAGCAAGCTGTCAAAGCTCGGTACTTATGCTGTAGATGAACTTCACAAAAATAACCTTACATACAGACAGATTCTGAAGTACGGCAAAAACAATCGGAGAGTAATGCTGTGGAAGGATTATCTTGATAACTGCCAAAAACTTCCTGAGGGTATCGAAGAAATAATGCCGGCTCATCTTGAAGAGGCCCACGACAGAACACTTGAAAAGGTTGCTTTCTATGCAAACAAAGAAGAAACGGAGCAGATTGCAAAAATGGCAAAGACACTTTCTCCGTTGCTGATGAGCACAGACAGCCTTATAATGCTTGCCCCAAAAAGCGGTGAAGAAATAATAGCAGAGGGCAGAATATTACAGCATTGCGTCGGCGGATATGTAAGACAGCACGCAAGAGGTGACACGATAATACTTTTCATTCGTCATAAAGATAAACCGAAAATCCCGTTTTTTACGATTGAAGTAAATCCCGAAACATTGGAAATAATGCAGTGCCACGGTTACAAAAATGAGCGTGACAGCGGATTTAAAAAGCCGGATGAAATCAAGAAATTTGAAAAGCAATATGCTGAATTTTTGGAGGATATAAAAAATGTCAGAAATAACAGTAAGCGAACAGCATAAGCAGGCAATTGAACTGCATCAGAAGATAATTGTCAGCGCTAACCTTGCACAACAGAACATATGGGATATGTGCAACGGACTTAAAACAATGCGTGACAACAAGCTGTACAAGGAGCTTGGATATCAGAACTTTGAGGACTACTGCGAGAATGAAGTAGGCATGAAACGCAGTAACGCATATAACTATATTTCTATTGTAGAAAAAATAAATCCTGAAAATGTCCAAACGTTTGGACAAATTAGCAAAAGTAAGTTGATGTTGCTTGCTACCATAAGCGAACCCGAACAGGCTGAAATCGCCGAAAAGCTTGACCTTGAAAACACAACGGTCAAGCAGTTAAAGGCAGAGATTGACAGGCTGAAGGACGAAAAGCAGGAGGCAACCGACAAGAGCATTGACTATTGCCGACAGCTCAATAACGCTAAGAAAGACGCCGACTATTACAAACAGCAGGCGGACACTTCAAAAGAAAGCTATCGCAATATTGAAAATCAGCTTGCAGAGGAAAAGAACAAAAATTTTAAGCTGACAAATAAAGTTCAGGAGCTTGAAAACCGTCCTATCGAAGTTGCCGTTGCAGAGCCGAGCGACAATGAACGCAGACTCAATGAAACGATTAAGGCTTTGGAAAGGGAGAACATTAAGCATTATGACGAACTCGAAGAAGAGTATCGCAATAACGAAAAAATTGTCAGAAAACAGCTTGAGGACGAAAAACAGGAGGCTCTTCGCAAACAGAAAGAGGAGTATGAAGAAAGGCTGAAAAATGTTCAGACTGCCGACGGTTCATCAGATGACAAGGATGTCTTTAAGGCATATTTTTCAATTGCATATGACAGCTTTGTCCGTATGCTCGATTTCGCCAAGCAGTCACAGGACAAGGAATTTTTCAAAGGCAAGGTTGAACATTTAATAGAGGCACTTGCCACACAAAACATAAATCTTTAAGGGGGAGCAACAATGAAACTTTATGAGCTTACCGAGATGTACTCGGATTTATTTAATCAGTTTGACGCTATCAACGAATGGGAACCCGATACGAATGCAGACGGAATGCCGATTGATGATGACGGCAATATCATTGCCAATGTGGACGCATACCGCAACAAGATGTTGACAGCGTGGTTTGACACTCTTACGGGTATTGAGGGCGAATTTGACGAGAAAGCTGAGAGCATTGCAATCTACTACAAACAGCTTCTTGCCGAGGCTAAAATGCTTAAAGCCGAAAAGGCGGCAATTGCAAAAAGACAGTCACAAAAAGAAAAACAGGCGGAGAGCCTTAAAACCTATCTGTTTAAGTCAATGCAGGCACTCGGCAGACAGAAGATTGATATGCCGAGAGCGGTTATGTCGCTTAAAAAGAACGCTCCGAGCCTTGTTATTGATGATGAAATTTCATTTGTTGAGTGGGCGGAGGAACACAACCTTGACCACCTCTTAAAGTACAGTATGCCCGAAGTGAAAAAGAATGATGTCAAGGCTCTCTGCAAAAAGGGCGAAGAAATCCCCTTTGTACATATGGAAGCCAAGCAGTCGTTAAGTATTAAGTGAGGTGTTATTTATGGGATTACCTATATTGGTTTTAGGATATTCAGGCAGCGGAAAATCTGCCTCTTTAAGAAATTTCAAAGCAAATGAACTGGCTCTTGTGAATGTAAACGGAAAATCACTCCCGTTCAGAACAAAATTTACTTCTTCAATCAATTCCGACAACTACATTGATATTGAGGACTTTATCAAAAAGCAGAAATGCAAGTCGATTGCAGTTGATGACGCACAGTACCTCATGGCTAACGAGTATATGAGAAGAGCCAAGGAAACAGGCTTTCAGAAGTTTACCGATATCGGTAAAAATTTTTGGGAGCTTGTGAAAGAGGTTGAAACTCTCCCGAATGACACGATTGTTTATTTTCTCAGCCATATTGAAACCGACGAAAACGGCAGACAGAAAGCCAAAACAATCGGCAAATTGCTTGACGAAAAAATCTCGGTCGAGGGAATGTTTACCACGGTTTTGAAAACTGTTGTCGTTGACGGCAAGTATCTTTTTGCAACACAAACGGACGGTAACGATACCTGTAAAAGTCCGATAGGCTTGTTTGATTCAATGTACATATCAAATGACCTTAAAATTGTTGATGAAGCATTGAGAACATACTATTCAATGCAACCCGAACAGTATTGTGATGAGTGCAAAGCACCGATACTTTCGGACGGCAAACGCACCGTTAAACAGATCATTGACGGCACAACAAAAAATTACGGCAGACAACTCTGTATGCAGTGTGTTGCAAAGCTGATAAAGCAGAAGAAACAGGAAAAGCAGAGAGAGGGTGCAGACAATGCAACTTCGACCGTATCAAAATGACCTTGTTGAACAGGTAAGACAGGCTTGGCGAGATGGTTACAAAGCCCCTTGCATAGTTCTCGGTTGCGGCGGCGGAAAATCCTGCATTGTTGCAGAAATTGCAAGACGAACAACTTGGAACGGGAAACGGGTGCTGTTCCTTGTTCACAGGAGAGAGCTTGTTGACCAAATATTCAGAACCTTTGTCCGCTGGGGTGTGCTTATGGATTTGTGCCAAATCGGTATGGTGCAGACCTTTACACGAAGATTGAAGAAACTGCCAAAACCCGCACTTATCATCACAGACGAAAATCATCATAGCCTTGCACAAAGCTACAAACGCATTTACGAACATTTTTCAGATGTTCCGAGGGTTGGCGTCACCGCAACACCTGTCCGATTAAACGGTGACGGTTTGGGCGATGTCAACGACAAGCTCATAATCGGGGTGAGTACAAAATGGCTCATTGAGCATAACTGCCTTGCCCCGTATGACTACTACGCTCCGAGTGTCGCCGACCTTACGGGACTGCACACCAAAATGGGCGAGTATGTCACCGCCGACATTGAAAAGGCAATGATAAAAAACACGGTATTCGGTGATGTTATCAAATATTACAAACAGCTTGCAGACGGTAAGAAAGCCGTCTGTTACTGTTCTTCGGTAAAGCACAGTCTTGCAACAGCGAAGGCTTTTTGTGACGCAGGTATATCCGCAAGGCATATTGACGGAGCAACTCCAAAGGCACAGAGAGAACAGATTATAAACGAGTTTCGCAGCGGAAAAATCACGATTCTTTGCAATGTGGATTTGATTTCAGAGGGCTTTGATGTGCCTGACTGCGAATGTACAATTCTGCTCCGACCTACTCACAGCCTTACGCTTTACATTCAGCAGTCAATGCGGTGTATGCGTTATAAGCCAAACAAAAGGGCGGTAATCATTGACCATGTGGGCAACTATGCAAGGCACGGAATGCCTGATGACGACCGAGAATGGACGCTTGAAAAACGCAAAAAGCTGAGTGTTAAAAAAATCGAAAAGGAGCAGGAGGAAAAGGTCAGACAATGTCCCGAATGTTTCTTTACATTTTCAGCACCGCCGGCAGGGCAGAAAGCCGTGTGTCCGCATTGCGGTTATGTATTCCCGACAGCCGAAAGGACCGTTGAAACCGATACCACCGCAAAGCTCATTAAGGTTGAGGGATTCAAGCTTGATTTCAGCACACCCGATGATTGCCACAGCTATGCGGACTTGCTTGCATACGCAAAAAGCCACGGCTACAAAACAGGCTGGGCATATTTTCAGGCACGAAAGAGAGGTATGATAGCTTGACAGAAGAACACGCAATTCAGAACAAAATCCGTATTGCAATTGCACCGTACTGCGATATATTCCGTATAAATGTAGGTGCAGGCTTTACAAAGGACGGCAGATATTTCAATACGGGAGTTCCGCCCGGATTTTCAGATTTGTTCGGTGTCAGAAAATCAGACGGAAGAGCGGTTTTTATCGAGGTTAAAACTCCCAAGGGCAGACCTACCGAAAAACAACAGAAATTTATACAGATGATGAAACTCAACGGCGCTGTTGCAGGAGTGTGCAGAAGTGCCGATGAGGCAATTAAATTAATTTTGGAGGAATAATCATGGGTTTTAAATCAAACTGGAACGAAGCAACACAGGGCAGTTCAATCAAGCCTGAGGGTGATTATGAGTGCCTTATCGCTAAGGTTGAGGAGAGAGTAACAAAGAATGGCAAAGAAAATCTGAACATCTCAATGGTAATCAGAAATGATGTTGAGCAGAACTATAAAAACGGATATATATTTGATACATTGTGGAAGAAGAAAGAGCCTACAAACGCAGACTTGCAGGTCAAGGGATACAGCTATGGTCAGATTATGGCACTCGGCAAGGCGGCAGGACTTCCCGATGGCAAGGAGTACGACAGCCTTGAGCAGTTCTGCGGTGAGCTTGTCAATAAGCCGTTGCGTGTAACTATAAAGCACGAAGAATACAACGGAAAAACACAGGAGCGAGTAAGCTGGAGAAATCCTACAAAATATCCGACTGTAAAGCATATTCCAAAGCAGACGACAACCAATACAGCTACAGCCTATGCACAGCCACAGCAGAGTTATGCGTCTGCTCAGCCTACAAATCAGGGCTTTGTTGATATGCCGATTGACGATGATTTGCCGTTCTGATTTTAAAAAAATTCTTCGGGAATTGCATAAAGCAGTGCAATTTTCACCGTGTTTTCCCTTATATATGGAGGTGAAAAAATGGGCTTTACAAATTTAAACCCAAATAAAAATAAATATTTTGCAGTTCCCGAGGAATTGAAAGGTTACAAAAACTGGGTGTGCTGGCAGTCATATCCAGATCCGAAATCACACAGCGGAATTTCAAAGAAGCCGATAAATCCAAGAACGGGTGGCTTTGCAATGCCGAATAACTCGGACACTTGGTCGGACTTTGAAACAGCAGTCAGAGAATCCGCCAAATATTCAGGCATAGGCTTTATGTTCTCAAATTCACCGTTTTTCGGTGTTGACCTTGACGATATGCCGAATGACATTCAGGACTACCAAAACGGCGGAGCTGACAACATAATCAGCGAGTTCGTGAACACTTTGCAGAGCTACGCCGAGTTTTCGCAGAGCAAGGCAGGCGTTCACATAATCTGCAAGGGAACTCTTCCCGAGAGCAGAAGAAAGGCGAAGAATGATTCGGGCGGTTTTGAAATGTACGAAAACGGCAGATTCTTCGTTGTGACAGGCGATTACTGCTCTGCATATGCGTACATAAACGATTGCACCGAAAGCATAAAGCCGCTGCATTCAAAATATCTCGGCAAGGCAACAGAGCCACAGCCTAAGCTCCGTAACATTGAGGTTAATCTCAATACGGTTGACGATATTGTAAAAGCCGCCTGCAATGCCAAAAACGGCAATCTTTTCAGAGCCTTATACAGCGGTGATTTTTCGGCTTATGCGTCACAGAGCGAGGCTGATATGGCATTCTGCAATATGCTTGCGTTTTGGTGCGGATGCGACACCGACAAGATGGATTCGATTTTCAGACAATCAGGCTTAATGCGTGACAAGTGGGACAGAAAGCAGTCCGGCACAACCTACGGCATTATAACCCTGCAAAAGGCTGTGTCGGGCTGTACACAGACCTATAACCCAAAACAGCATAATGATTATTCAATTTCAATCGGTGAGGGCAAGGCTGTTCAAGCGGTTGACGAAGAAAAAATGCGTGCCTACACCTTTGACGATATGGGCAACGCCGACAGGTTTGTTGATTTATTCGGCGATAATGTAAGGTATTGTTACACTGAGAAAAAGTGGTATTACTACAATTCTATGAAGTGGTGTGTTGACAATATCGGGGTAGTTTTGCGAATGGCGGACAAAAGCGTTGAGGCTATGAAAGCCGAAGCAAGGCTGTACTTGCAAGCTGATGAGGAGAACGGCGGAGATATGTCAAAAGCATTTGAAAAGCATATGAAATCAAGCCGTTCCAACAAATCAAAAAAAGCAATGCTCAACGAGGTTGAACACCATATCCCCGTACTTCCGGCACAAATGGATAAATACCGTATGGCATTAAACACCCCAAGCGGAATAATCAACCTTAAAAACGGCGAAATGAGGGCACATAATCCCGAATATTATTTCACAAAGATTACTTCGGTTGACTGTTCTCAAACGGCAGAGTGTCCCCGTTGGTTTGCATTTCTTGATGATATTTTTGCAGGCGATAAGGAGCTTATTCGCTACATTCAAAAGGCGGTCGGTTACAGTCTGACAGGCTCAACAGCCGAGCAATGCGCATTCTTCCTTTACGGCACGGGACGAAACGGCAAGAGTACATTCATTGATGTTATCCGTGATGTATTCGGCGATTATGCCGCAAACATTCAGCCTGAAACAATTATGGTAAGAAACTCGCAGAGCAGTGCCATAAACAGCGACATTGCACGGTTAAAGGGTGCAAGGCTTGTCACCTCGGTTGAGCCGAACGAGGGCGTGCGAATTAATGAGGGACTTCTCAAACAGCTTACGGGTGACGATACCGTAACGGCAAGAAAGCTGTACAGCGAGGAATTTGAGTTCAAGCCCGAGTTTAAGCTGTGGATGGCGACAAACCATAAACCGATTATCAGAGGCACCGACACGGGCATATGGCGAAGAATACATATGATACCGTTCAATGTTCAGATTCCCGAGGATAAGGTTGATAAGAACCTTACGCATAAGCTCAAAGCCGAAATGACAGCAATTTTCAAATGGTGTATCGACGGCTGTATTCTGTGGCAGAGAGAGGGTTTGAAAATGCCGTCTGCCGTTCTTCAGAGCGTGAGAGAGTACAAGCGTGAAATGGATGTTATTTCCGCCTTTATCGAGGACAGATGTGTGTTAGAGGGTTCGGTTCAGGCAAGCACGCTCTATGCCGCCTATACAAGCTGGGCAGGGGATAACAACGAATATTGTATGTCAAATACCAAATTCAGCACCGAGCTTGCCAAAAGATTTGAAAAGGTAAGAGGCAAAAACTATAACTTTTTCAACGGCATTTCACTTTTTAAAGATTGTTGAGTTGGAGGGTGGTGGAGGGTTTGACGGTTTTTCTAACCTTTCGTATAAGAAAAATAAACTAATATTATATATATAGAAAGGGTTCTTTAAAATAGCCCCAAACCCTCCACTACCCTCCGAAAGAGGTAATATGAAAAAATATGATTTTAAAAATCCACAGGTGTTTGAACAGCTTGAGGATAAAGCAATTGACGGTCAGCTTGATTACTCATCCTTTCCGCCGCCCGAATATAAATACTTTTCAAGGCTTGCAAAGGTCGGCTACAACAACCGTCATAAAGGCTGGGACATAAACATCTGCCTTGAATGGCAGGACAAGCTCAGAACGGAGTATAAGCGTGACAGAAACGACGCAGACGAATACCGTATGCTCTCACAAAGAATTATGGATAATGTAAAGAAAAGCGCCGACTTCGTCCGTAAGATGTATCAGTCCCAAACCAACGAGCAAACCGTAATCAATGCCCTCCAAGCCTTAGAATGCCTAACCAACGAAAACGGCTTAACCAAAAGAATAACCGAAAAATTAAAGGAGCGTGAAAACAATTGACCGCTAAGGAATACCTTTATCGAATTAAAAACTTAGATACCGAAGTGAATATAAAACTTGAGGAATTAAAATGTCTTAAGCAAAAATCTTTAGGTGTACAACCTATATCTTTTGAACAAAAGGTTAAGAGTAGCAACGGTAACTCAAGCAACAGAGTGATTGATAAAATAATAGACCTTGAAAGTCTTATAAATTCGGAGATTAACGAACTTATCAATATTAAAGCAGAAGCTCACGATCTGATAACTCAGCTTAAAAATCCTAAACACCGCAGTTTGCTTACTGAATATTATCTTAATAATAAAACGCTTGAGCAAACTGCAGAAACAATGAGATATAGCTATGACTATATCAGGCATTTGCATAGCGGGGCTTTGGCAAATTTCAGAAAAATATATAATTTATTTTATAAATAACATAGAATAACACATAGTAAGTGTGTTATCATTAAAATGAAGAAAGCAACAACAAGAGACATATAAAACTCTCCTAATAATAACGATTACATAGGCTGTTTTCGTATGAATACAGTCTTGTAATCGTTATTGTGCATAAAAAATGTCACTATATTTGAACAATGTTACAAATTGTACAAATAACATTGAAAACAGTTGTATTATTATGTATAATATGTAATTGAGGTGATATTATATGTCGAGAAAAGTAGAATTTTTTGTGTTGACTTTTGCTCCAAAAGATAAAAATGACAAAAATATTTATAGTGGAAATTTCAAAAACTTTTTCGAAAAAATAGAAGAAATTTTTGCTATGGCAGATAAGTCAAAAATATTGTACCGAGATATTGGTGGTAAAAAGATTACAATTTCACGATTTTTGAGAAACGACAGCAATTATTTTCTTATACCATTTGGTAAACTAAAAGAGGGTAAAACCTATACACAAAAAGATGATATATTCACGGAATTAAACACGGAACTGTTTGAAGTGTCTTCTATGGTTTTCAACATAACGAATAATGTTGCCATAATAACTAAGAATAAAATGGGACCTAACTTTACATTGATTGAAGAATATCTAAACAGTTTTATACCTGCTGATTTCGATTATGAAATCAAAATTATACCTTTATTTGAAGATAATGGTTTAAGTAAATTAAAGAATGCAAAGTACGTAAAAAGTATTATCATAGAATTACGCATTAGCGATGCAGTTAAGTCTCTGTATGCAAATAGATTCAGATCACAAAAAGGACATATAAATTCTTTTATAGCATATTCTGCTAATGATATTAAATCGGAAAGCATTAAACTAGAACTTGGATTTAATTATGCAAAAAAGAAGGATTCTCTTGATATAGATTGTGTTTATCAATTGATTGAAGATTTGAAGTTAAATCCAGATATAATCAAACAAATCAGATTAAAATATGTAACGCCTCAAGGTGATAATGACTATGCTGAACTTAAAGATAGTAATATTATAGTTAGCCACACTTTTGGTATTCGAGACAATTTTTTGCCTTCTGAATATCTTTTAAATAGCTGTAATGAAGCTTTTGAAGGTAAGGTTAATAAGTATAGAAAACAGAGAATTTCCATACAAGCTGCTGAAATATCAATGCCCACTGAATTAAGAGAGCTGTGTTTGGATTGGAATCCGGAAGAATATTATGACAATTAGTGGTAGTATGAAATCGTAGGAGGTGAAATATATGAATAAGATTAAATCATCATTAAGCGATTTTAAAATAGAATTCTTTATATTATTGATATCCATTGCTTTCTTTATTGTGGGGGTAATAATTTATAATAATAGTTTTGTTGATATAAAAATTACTCTTGATAATTTAGCAGTTAAAATCTTTCCTAATGACAGGTTAAATATGATAGCGACTATACTTACTATTACCACTGGTTTTTATTTAACAATCGCAACGGTAGTGTCTGTATCGGTTATAAATGTCAGTAGGGCAATACTTGAATCACAGTCAGATAAGCCTATTATAACGCTAATAATGTTAGGCATTATAGAAAACATTGTTTGCATTATTCTTTGTACCTGGCTAATTGGTGACGATGAAATTAAAAATATATTTGTTTCTTTTTGGCTTTCTATTGTAATATTGATGTCTTTGGTTACATTTGCAAAATTCATTAACTTTGTTCGTCATTTGTTAATCGAAAATATGAAACAAATGCAGAAGGATTTTCAAGTTGAAGATGAAAAAGAAAATGAATTGTTTTCACTTTTAGAAAACATAGAAAAAAATACTAGAGTTAAATAAAATTGTTATTCACAGACCGCTCTCGTTTGAGGGCGGTTTTGTGTTAGTGTGAAAGGCGGTGATACCGTGAAAGACAAATTAAATGCAAGACAGCGTAAATTTGCTGAATATTATGCACAAAGCGGTAACGCCGCTGAGAGTGCTGTTAAGGCAGGATATTCCGCAAAATATGCTAATACCAATGCTTCAAAATTACTACAAAATACTACAATCACAAATTATATCAAAGAGCTTTCCGATAAGCTCAAAGATGAGCGCATTATGAGTGCAAAGGACAGACAGGTTGCTTTGTCCGATATTGCCCGAAGTGCTGAGCAGGACACCTCTGACAGAATCAGGGCGATTGACACGCTCAACAAGATGACGGGCGAATACACCGTTAAGGTTGACGCAAAGGTTGAGCAGTCCGAAAAGCTATCCGATGTGTTCAGACAGTTGGGCGGTGAGGGACTGAGTGAGTAACAAATTCCCGCTGTCACAAAAGTATATCGACTTTATCAACACAACAAATGTGTCTGCTGAATTTCTTGAAGGAACTACAGCGTCCGGCAAAACTACCGTCGGGGCAGGCGTAAAGTTTATGCGAATGGTGTCGCAGTCGCCGAAGAAGCTTCACGCAATTGCCGCCAAAACTACGGGCAAGGCTGAGGAAACTATAATTCAACAGGACAACGGTATTCTCGACCTGCACCGTAACGCAGTTTACTGTGGCAATGGCGACAAGGACTACAAGCTCCCGCATATCAAGTTTGAGGGCAAAATTATCTATATTCTCGGCTACAGCAGTCGAGATAAGTGGGAAATGGTTCTCGGTGCGCAGTTTGGGTGCGTTTATATTGACGAAATCAACACCGCTGATATCGAGTTTATCCGAGAGATGTCAACCCGTAATGACTATATGCTTGCAACGCTGAATCCCGATGATCCGAGCCTGCCTGTGTATAAGGAGTTTGTCAACCGCTCCCGTCCTTTTAAAAAATATGAAAACGATGTTCCTCCCGAGATTACGGCGGAGCTTACCGAAGAACCTGTACCGAATTGGCGGTATTGGTTCTTTTCTTTTGCCGACAATTTAAGTCTTACCCCCGAACAGATTGAAAAGAAAAAGAACTCTGCACCGAAAGGTACAAAGCTCTATAAAAATAAAATCTTAGGTTTGCGAGGCAGAGCAACAGGTCTTGTGTTCCCGAATTTTGAGAGGGCAAGACATATCAAATCAAAAGAGTGGGCAGAAAAGTTTTTGAACTGTAACCGCAAGTCGGAACACTTTGTTCAGTTCACCGCAGGTCTTGATACCGCCTATTCGCAGAAGTCGCCTGACACTATCGCAATGACATTTTACGGCATTACCAATCACGGCAAGTGTGTTCAGCTTGATGAAAGAGTTTATAACAACGCTGAAATGCAAACGCCTATTGCCCCGAGTGACACGGTGAAGAATTTTATTGATTTTCTTGACCGCAACCGTGATGAATGGGGCTTTGCACGCACGGCTTTTATTGACAGCGCCGACCAAGCGACTATTACCGAATTTCAAAAGTATAAGCGACAGCACGGCTGTGTCTATGACTTTGCAAATGCATGGAAGAAAACGAGAATTATCGACCGAATCAATCTTGTACTCGGCTGGCTTGCCACCGACTGTTATTTTGTGCTTGAACATTGTAAAAACACGATTGCCGAGTTTGAAATTTACAGCTGGCGAGAGGATAAAGACAACAAACCCGAGGACGGTCACGACCATTGCATTAACAGCGGTCAATATGCGTGGCTGCCGTTTAAAAATATTATTGGAAGTGAAATAAATGGGGCTGATTAACAGAATGGCTGAATCTATCAGATCTGGAATTAAAAACTTTTTGCAGATTACTCCTGCAAGCGACAAAACAATTACCGTTACCGAAACAAGCAATCATTTGACCGAGTGCTTTATCAATCGCATTTGGTATTGGGGCAACAGCAGACAGCTTGCGGAGTTGTACAAGCAGATTGATACAAACAAAACTATGTTTTGGGCGGCAAAAAGCACAAAGGGGCTTGAAATCCGTAAAATACACACGGGTTTGCCGGCACTTATCTGCGAAACGCTTGTGAATATCGTAATTGCCGACTACAACGGCACAGATGTTACAAGTAAAAATTCAACCGCTTATGCAGAGCGTTGGGAAGACATTGAAAAGCAGAACAAGCTATCCGACACGGTTAAGCAAATGCTCCGTGACCTATGTGTTGTCGGTGACGGTGCTTTTAAGGTCAGCTTTGACACGGCTGTATCAGATGTTCCGATTGTTGAATGGTATCCTGCCGAAAACATCGACTTTACATATGTGCGTGGCAGAATCCGAGAGGTTAAGTTTTACACCGATTACACGAAAAAACACCGCCGTTACCGTTTTGAAGAAACATACGGTTACGGCTATATTCACTATGCTTTGTATGATGACAACGGCAAAGAGATTGACCTGCACACGGTTGACGCTCTTTCGTGGATTGATTCAAAGGGCGTTACATTTGACGAATCATATATGTGGGCTGTACCTGTCTTTTACGGCAAATCGTGCCACAAGGGCAGAGGTGCGGGCATTATCGGCATAAAAACAGACGCTTTCGACAGCCTTGATGAAGTGTGGTCACAGTGGATGGACGCACTCAGAGCCTGCCGAACAAAGCAGTATGTGCCTGATTGCCTTGTTCCGAGAAATCCCGAAACCTGTCAGCCGATGTCGCCAAATCCGTTTGACAACCGATTTATCACCGTGGGCAACGATATGTCTGAAAACGGCAACGGCAACAGGATTTACACCGAAAGTCCGCAGATTCAGCACGAAAGCTATTTGAGTTCATACATTACTGCCCTCGACCTCTGCTTACAGGGCATTATATCGCCGTCAACTCTCGGCATTGATACGAAGAAGCTTGATAATGCAGACGCTCAGCGTGAAAAGGAAAAGACAACCCTTTACACAAGGCAGAACCTTGTGAAAATTACGCAGAACGCACTTCAAAGCCTTGTTGCAGTTGTACTCAATGCAGACGGTGAACTTAACGGCAATGGTATTGTTGAGGGCTTGGAAGTATCCGTAAACTTCGGCGAATATGCAAATCCGAGCTTTGAAAGTCAGGTTGAAACTGTGTCAAAAGCAAGACAGGGCGGTTTGATGTCAGTTGAAACCTCGGTTGACGAGCTTTACGGCGACAGCAAGTCGGAGGATTGGAAAGCCGAAGAGGTGCAGAGAATTAAGGAAGAACAGGGCATTGCAGGCGAAGAAGAAAAATCGGAGCTTGACGATGTGGACCTTACCGACACAGAAGAACCTGACAATAACGCAGATGATGAAGAAAATGCGGAAAATAATGCAGAAAAAACCGAAAGCAATCCCGAACAGAATGATACACAGGTAAACAATGAGTGATTACAATATCAGAGAAGCCTTTGAAAAAATCGAAGATGAACTGATTAACAGCATGATGAGAAATTTCAGCCGTCACAGAGCCGAAGAAACCAAAGAGGGTTACAACTGGACACAATGGCAGGCTGAACAGCTCAAAAGTCTTGAAGAGTACCGTAAGCACAACGCAAAGAAATTCGGCAAGCGTTTCAAAACCATTAACGGCAAGGTTGAAGAGATGATTCGCACCGCCAAAGCTGACGGAAATGCAAGTCAGGAGGCAGAAATTCTTGAAGCTGTCAAGGACGGTTTCAAAGCCCCGAAAAAGCCGTCAGCACACAGCACAGCCGAGTTTTTTAAGGTGAATGACCGGTAAACTTGACGCACTCATAAAATCGACCACAGACGATTTAAAGAGGGCAGAAACGGCAGTTTTGCGTATGAGCAACGACAAGTACCGCAAGGCGATTTTTAACGCACAGGTTGCAATGAACACGGGTGCGGTTACATACGAAAAAGCCGTTGATATGGCGTGTAAAGATATGCTCAACGCAGGTCTTAATTGTGTGGAATACAAAAATGGTGCAAGGCACACGCTCTCGGATTATGCGGATATGGCGGTTAAAACAGCCAACAAAAGAGCCTATCTGCGTGGTGAGGGCGAAAAGCGAGCCGAATGGGGAGTATCCCTCGTTGTTGTGAACTCAAGACAGGGCGGTTGCCCCGATTGTGCAAAATATATCGGCAAGGTGTTTATTGACGATGTTTATTCAAACGGCAAAAAGTCAGACGGAAACTATCCGCTTCTCTCAACCGCAATCAAGAACGGTTTGTTTCATCCGAGATGTAAGGACAGCACAAGTACATATTATCCCGAACTTGATGATTTGGACGCACCGTTGTCTGAAGATGAAATCAAAGAGCTTGACCGTCAGCGAGGAATTGAGGAAAAACAGCAGTATGCACAGCGACAGGCAGAACGCTTTGACCGCCGTGCCGAATACAGCCTTGATGAGGACAATAAACGCATTGCCCAAACCCGAGCCGATGAGTGGCACGATAGGGCTGATATGCTTGAAGAAAAGGCGAAACAATTTTCTTTGAAGACTGATGAACAAAAATATTACAGACCTGTTTTTAAGGAAGATATATCAAAAACTTTTGAACGCAAAATTGAGGGCGAAACAATTACAATTGATACCCACAAGGCAAATACATTGTGTGATAATGTTTATATTTCAGATAAGGTAAAGCTAAAACGAAAAGAACTTCATAATTTTGATATGCAAGTGAGAAAAGCGTTTGATATGCTCGGAGAGGTTGAAACAAGCGGAAAGCCTGAAATTTGTATTGTCACTCCCGAAGAAATGCGAGTAAATGCTATTGCTTCATATATGCCAATGCAGAATGTTCTAAATGTCAATTCAGCATACTTTTCAACAAGTGATTTGTCAGGCTTACAAGAAAACTTGGCTTGTCCGCAAGACAGATTGAGTACAATTCTTCACGAACTGATTCATTGGCAAGACGCTAAAAATTACAGAGCAAAATTCGGAGGTATTAACGATTATTTTGAATATTGCGATTACCTTAATAAAATTTATGCTCCAAAGGTTGAAAAATTGATAAATAACGGTTATAATATAGAGGATATAAGTGAGTATGCTTTTGAATGCTTAAAAGATAAAGCTATGGATGAAGTGTATAACGAGTACAGAGTCAGCAAACTTTTAGGGTGATGATAGTATGAGATTGATACAAACTGAAGAACAAAAATCTCTATGGAATGCGTTTAAGCCGTACCTTGTAACAAATGGTTTAAATGTCACTTTGCGTGAAGATGCTCCACAAGAAGCTAAAGATGCTGAAGCACTTTACAGTAAGCTTAGAGAGAAACAAAAAATGCAATATCTAAAAGATAGTGGCATAATCTAACCGCTCCGTAAAAAGGGCGGTTTTGTTATATGCAATTCACAAAAACAGCATAAAATTACGAATTGAGCATTTTATAATCGACAGCAATGTTGATTATAGGGTGCTTTTTGCATTTAAACCCGTCGATTTCGACCGGTTTAGAAAGGTGGTGACAGAATGAAAATCAGAGTAACAACAGCATTTAATGACAGGCAGAACGGCTATCTAACTCGACCTGTGAATGAAGTTTTTGAATGCTCCGAGCAGAGAGCAAAGGAACTCATTGACGGCGGTTTTGCAGAAGAGGTCAAGCCTGACGCTCCCAAAAAGCCGAGAGCCAAAGCAGTTAAAACAGAAAAAACAGAAAAAGCGGATTAAGCACTTTACGAATATGTAAGGTGCTTTTTTATTGTCCGAAGACATTAAACTACGGGAGACACCGTGCAAAACTGAAACAGAGAGACACTCTATAAACTGATTACGGGAGACACCCGAAAAACTGAAAGGATATGAAAAAAATGGCAGAACCAAATCCAACACCAACCCCCAATGAATCGACACCTGCACCGCAGGGAACTCCACAGGGAAACGCTCCTGCCTTTGATTATGACAAGCTCGCAAGCCTTATTACAGGCAAACAGAGCGTGACAGAGGACACCGTTTTGAAGTCATATTTTAAGGAGCAGGGATTGTCAGCCGATGAGATGAAAGAGGCTATCGGTGCTTTTAAAAAGCAGAAAGCCAAGAACACTCCCGACTTTGCAAAAATGCAGTCGGAAGTTGAATCTGCAAACAACGCAAAGCTTATGGCAGAAGTCAACCAATCGGCAACCCTCGAAGCCGTAAAACAGGGCGTTGACATTGCAACCGTTCCGTATGTGCTTAAAATTGCAGACTTTTCAAAGGCTGTGACAGACGGCAAGGTCAATGCGGAAAAGCTGACAGAGGCTGTTAAAAAGGTGCTTGATGATATCCCCGCACTCAAGGGCAAACCTGCCGAGAACGGCACAGGAGTTAAGAAAATCGGCGGTGACGGCAACGGCAACAAAAATTTAACAGAAGATGCCTTAAGAGGAATTTTCGGCATCAAATCGAAAAAGTAAGAAAAGAGGTAAATAATTATGGCAGTATTAGAATACGCAACTATTTTCAGTAATGTTTTAAGAGAATTGTACGGTCAAGCCCTTACTTGTGATGACCTTTACCACTCAAACTCTGACATTCAGATTATCAACGGTAAGGATATTAAAATTCCGAAACTCTCGGTCAGCGGTTATAAAGACCATACACGAGGTGCAGGCGGTTTTAATTTGGGTACATATTCAAACGGTTACGAAACCAAAACCCTTGACCACGACAGAGATATTGAGTTTGCTATCGACCCTATTGATGTTGTCGAAACAAATATGGTAGTGACTATCGCAAATATTCAGACACGCTTTGAAAAAACACAGGCTATCCCTGAACTCGACTGTTATACTTACAGCAAGCTTTATACAGAGGCTAAGCGAGTTGGTGCAACAGTAAAAACTACTGCATTAACTGCGGCGAATGTGCTTGCAGATTTTGACGATAACCTTGAGGCTTTTGCCGAAGCGGGTGTACCGCTCGACAGGGTTATTCTTTATGCGACACCACAGTACAAAAAGCTTTTGAAGAATGCAGAGGGTATTCAGAGAACACTTGAAATCAGTTCCGCAAAGGGCATTGACCGCCGTGTTCGTTCCGTTGATGATATTGATAAGATTGTAGAAGTGCCAAGCTCAAGAATGAAGTCTTTGTTTGATTTTACAAACGGTTGTGTTGCTGACAGCTCAGCTAAGCAGATTGACTATATTCTTATTGACCCGGAAGCACAGGTGTCAAGAGTTAAGTATTCATATATCAATGTCTATACTCCGGGTTCTGACAGCCGAACAGCTGATAATTATATATATCAGAACAGAAAAGTTAATGGTACTTTTGCCATTGACGAACTTATGAAGCAGGGCGTAATCATTCATGCCGAGGCTTAAAGCGAGGTGAGAAAAAATGAAAGCAATCAAAGACAATAAGTCATATACAGTCAACACAGACGAGGAAGCTAAGACTTATGTATCCCGTGGTTATGATATTCAGGATGACAACGGCAAAATCAAAGAATATGGATTAGGCAAGAGAATTTCTGTTGATGATTACAATACTTTGAAGAAAGAAAATTCAAAGCTCAAAGCCGAAAACAAAAAACTTAAAGAGAGTACCAAGTCAGACACAAAGGAGTAAATCTATGTATGCCGATTACATTGAACATCAGGGCGGAGATGAAAACAGTATTATCTCTGCCGAACACATTGATGTTCTGACTTTTAACCGCATTGATTTTGAAAAGCTTTCGGAAATGCAGAAGAGAATCATCAGCAGAGTGCATAGCAGACTTACTGCTTTTGAAGAAGAAAATGCCGATATGATTTCTTCCTACCTGAAAAGCTATTCAATCAACGGCACATCAATGGAATTTGGCGCAAGCTGGAACTTAATGTGCATCAGCGGAGTGGCAATTCCTGCCGACCTCTATGCGTTGCTAAAATCAACAGGACTTTGTTATCCTGCAATCTGAAAGGTGCGTGAAAACCGTGAAATTTCCGTCACTTGTAAAAAAGCAGTTTTGCAAAACTCCTGTCGAGGTCACAATCTACGGTGAGGGAATAACCGAGGACGGCTCTCCTGTTATCGCATTTGAGTGCAAAAACCTGTATCCCTCCGAAAATCTTTATCCGTCAAATCTTCGCTGCGGAGGCAATGCTGTATGCAATGTGCAGTCAAAGGCAAAGACAGTCTATACCAAAGAGCAGAAAATTGTTCAGGTGTCGGCTGTCTTGCTTTTTGACGGCGACATTGCCCCCGACAGCCCCACTTTAAGCGGTGGCTTTGTAATCCTTGACGGCGTAAAACGAAACATCGTACAGGGTACAAAACACCGCAACCCCGACGGCAAAGTTAATTTTACGGAATTGGATGTGATTTAATGGGATTTTCGGTATCATCAAAAATCAAACTCAATATGCCTGTTGTAAAACAGCTTGACAAGGCAAAGCAACAGGCTCTTGAACAGACAGGTGACGCACTTCTTAAACAGGTGAAAAACACGCAGGTAATGCCGTTTGATACGGGTAATCTTCAGAACGAAAATACCTTTGAAGATTGTGCGCAGAGTTGGAACGGCACGGTTAAAATCGTGTCAAGCACTCCGTATGCAAGGCGGTTGTATTTTCATCCCGAGTATAATTTCAGCCGTAAGGAAAACATTGCCGCCGGCGGTAAATGGTTTGCACAGTGGCTTGAGGGCGGTACACGGCAGAATTTTTGCAGTCAAACATTCACTAAAATATATAGGAGAAATACAGGACTTTGATTTACTTATCGGACATCAGAGATTGGCTCAAAAGCGTTACCTCAGCCGAGCATTATTACATCGGCAAGCTTGACAACAAGCAGGACAGGTCAATCGGTGTGTATTCATTAAAACAGTCGGGAACACCCACAAGGGCAATCGGCGGTGAAAGTACCTACGATACAATAAGCGTGTCTTTGCTTATCCATTACACCGACAACGCAAGAGAAACCGAGGAGTTTGCACGCAGACTTTACGAAACGCTTTACGGCATTAAAAATGTTGAAATTAAGGAACACAAAATCTATATAATCGAACTGCTCACGGAAGAACCCGTTGATGTGGGAACAGACGACAAGGGTGTGTATGAGCAGGTCATTGAAGTTAAATTTTATTACGAAAGGAAGTAATTTTATGGCAAAAGTTGAATCGGGAGTATTCCCGTGCTATGAAAATCAGTTTGCGGTTGGCAAGGCAGGAACAGAATCCGCCACGACAAATATTGCTAACTGCGAAGAATTTTCTGTTGCATTTGACAACGGTGTCGAGGAATGGACAGCCTTTGAAAACGAGGGCTGGAAGTCAAGGCTTATGACAGCAAAGTCAATCACAATTTCGGTAAAGGGCAAGCGTACAATCGGTGACGCAGGCAATGACCAGATTGCCGCCCTTGCATTTGAAAACGGCAGAAAGGCAGAAGTTTCGTTTATGTGGACCTTCCCCAACGGTGCAACCGTCCTCTTTAAAAATGCAGTTGTATCCGTTACATCAAACGGTGCAGGCGCAAGTACGGGTGTTGCTCCGCTTGAATTTGAAGTTATGTCAAACGGCAAACCCGTATATACAGCAGCCGCTTAAAAAACGAAAGGAATGAACGATTATGTCAAAGTTAATTGATATTACAGACAAGCTTAATTTTGAGGAAAAGCCGAGTGTCAGAGTTAAAAATGTTGACCTTGCAATCAACAATGACGCAGTTTCAATGCTCAAAGTTGCGGCACTTTTTGAGGACGGCAACGGTAAAAGTAAAGATGTTATCGAAATGTATCATCTTCTTTTTGATGAATCCGAGAGAGAAAAGATTGAAAAGTTAAAGCTGAATATGCACGATTTCAATGCCCTTATCAGCGAATCTGCCAAAATTGCAACAGGCGATTTGACTGACGAGGGGGAAGCTCAGACCCCGGCTACGACCTGATTGATGACTTTGATTTAATCGTGTCGAGCTTTCGCTCGGAGTACGGGGTCAGCATTTATTCAAAGGACTTTGCTAAAATGAGTTGGAATGAGTTCTGCTCACTTCTGCAAGGCTTAGGACCCGAAACACCGCTTGCAAGAACGGTTCAAATTCGCCTTGAATCCGACAAAGAGGCCTTGAAAAACTTTACTTCGTCACAGCATAAAATCCGCAACAAATGGCGGTCAAGAAATGTAAAGCACTATTCAGACGAAGATATGAACACCGTTCTTGCAGAATTTCAAAACTTCTTCGCTAATCTGTAAATTTGTACATAATTTTCACTGTATCTACAAAATTCTTGACAATGTTAATATATAGTGATAAAATGTAACATACACTAACAAATTTATTAAGGAGAGTGTATGTTTATGAAATGTCCACATTGCGGAAACGAATTAAAGGACGATGCAAAATTTTGCGACAAGTGCGGTGCAGGATTTGGCGGAAACGATTCAACCTCGGCAACCGTAAATCCTGCAAATGCAAAGAAGAAAATTTACAAGCGTTGGTATTTTTGGGTTATTATCGTTGTTGCTATTATGATTGTTGGCGGTGTAAACGGTGCAATTAACGGTAACAGCGGTTCAAACAAATCAAAGCAGGAAACTACTGTTGCAAATCAGAGTTCAGAAAAAGCAACTGAAAAAGCGACAGAAGCACCGACCACAAAAGAAGTTGCAACAGAAAAGCCTACTAAAGACCCGAAGAAGGTTGAAAAAGAATTTAAAGACGGTTGCAAAACAGTCGACTTTAAAACTCTTTCAAGAAACCCTGACAAGTACAAAGGTAATGACTACAAGTTTGAAGGTCAGATTATTCAGGTTCAGGAAGGCTGGGGCGATTCGGTTGACCTGAGAATCAATATAACCAAAGAAGAAAATGAGTATCTTGATGAACCATTGTGGACTGATACAATCTACGCAACTGTAGAAATTCCTGACGGTGCGGACAAACTCCTTGAAGATGATGTAATCACATTCTGGGGAACTTGTGACGGCGACTATACATATGAAACCGTAATGGGCAACAATGTGTCACTTCCGAAAATCGACATCAAATACTACGAACTCAACAACTAAAACAAAAAGCCATCCAAATGGGGTGGCTGTTCTTTTGCAAAATTTTTAAGCGTACATCATAGCGGTGTGCGCTGTTTTTATGCCTGTTTTTAAAAAATCTAAAATGAAAGGAAGTGGTGAATATGGCGACAAAGGCGGGTGAAATTGAGCTTGATGTCAGGCTGACAGGTGATGATATTTCAAAAACATTGCATAAGATTTCCGATTCAATTACCAAAAAGTTTGATTCGGCGTTTTCAAGTCTTTCAAAAGATTTTGAAAATGTAAGCACTGATATGAAACAGTCCTTTTCAAAGGTTGCAGAGGGCGTTTCTCAGAAAACCGAAAAAGAGTTTTCAAACATCAAAGGCAGCGGTGAGCAATTAAGCAATTCGGTTTCATCCTCGTTTAAGAAAATCGGTGCGGCTGTGGTTGCCGCCTTTTCCGTTGCCAAAATCAAGGAGTTCGGTCAGCAGTGCATTGAATCGGCTGCGGAAGTCAATGCGGCAAATTCACAGTTTGAGCAGACTTTCGGCACAATGCAGTCGCAGGCAGAATCAGCCATTCAGAGCGTTGCCGATCAAAGCGGTATTCTTGAAACCCGATTACAGGGTGTCGGCACAAGCATTTATGCCTTTGCCAAAACTACGGGTATGGACAGTTCAAGTGCTTTGGGTATGATGCAGGAGGCTTTACAGGTAACAGCCGACAGTGCCGCATATTACGACCGTTCGCTTGAAGACACCGCAGAAAGCCTGAAATCGTTTCTCAAAGGCAACTTTGAAAATGATGCCGCACTCGGTTTGTCCTGTACTGAAACCACACGAAATGCGGCGGCTAATAAGCTGTATGGCAAGTCATTTACGGATTTGTCGGAATCGCAGAAACAGCTCACGCTTTTGCAAATGGTCAAGGACGCCAATCAGCTTTCGGGTGCTATGGGACAGGCAAGCCGTGAAGCAGACGGTTGGGAGAATGTAACGGGCAACCTCAGAGAAAGTTGGAAACAGCTCCTTGCCGTAGTCGGTCAGCCTATTCTTCAGGTGGCAACTCAGGTTGTAAAGCGGTTGAGTTCCGCACTTGCGACTTTAACGGAATATGCCAAAGGTGCGGTTGAATCGCTTTCAAAGGTCTTCGGCTGGGATACAGGCAACAACACCGCAAGCAATATCAAATCTGCGTCCGATTCTGCCAAAAGCCTTACGAATACGGCAGATGACAGTTCAAAGTCACTTGATAATGTTCAGAAAAGTTCCGAAAAAGCAAAGAGAAGTGTTGCGGGCTTTGATAAGCTGAATGTGCTTTCAAGCTCTGACAGCTCATCTTCAAAGTCAGACACCTCCTTACCAAAAAGCTCTTCAGGCGGTTCATCAGGCGGAGCTGTTGCAAAGAATGTTGTCAAGGACACAAGCAAAAACCTTTCGGGGGCATTCAAAAATCTATACGAAAAAAGCGGATTCAAAGGCTTTGTCGAGAATGTACAGAAAGGTATTAACAAGGTTGACTGGTCAGCTATAGGCAAGAACTGCAAGACCGTTTTTGATAATGCTGTTCCCATAGTTAAAAAGGCATTCGGCACAATGCAAAAGGTCGGTTCTGCAAAACTCGGGGCAATCGGCTCTGCATTCGGAGCGGTTGCGACAATCGGCGGAAAGTCGTTTCAGACCATTTCGGGCGGTGTTGCTAAGTGGATTTCAAAAGACAGGGAAAAGATTATCGGCTTTATCGACACCATAGGCAACAATCTTACAAACGGCTATAACAACCTTTCAATCTTTTTTGATAATTTCGGTACACTTGCAGGCAATGCAATTGACAATGTTCGCCCTCAAATGGAAGAATCAATTTCCAATCTTTTAAGCGGTCTTACAACCTTTGCGGGTTCAGTCGGCGAAGTTGTTTCGGGTGCGTTTTCAATCGCAACCGAAAGCCTTGTTGAATGGATTGAAAATGACGGTGCAACAATCACAGAATTTCTTGAAAATTTACAATTGCAGTTTGCAGATGTGTTTGACTTTATCGGTCAGATTTTCGGAGATATCGGAACAATTATCAGTAATTGGTGGAACGGCAACGGACAGCAGATTTTTCAGAATGTCTGCAATATGTTTACCAATATCGGCACAACCCTGATGAATGTTTACAATCAATGGATTAAGCCTACGTGGGATTTTATCGTAGCAATCGTAAAGTCAGCTTGGGAAAACTGGCTGAAGCCTGTTTTTGAAGGTGCAATAAACTTTTTCGGCACGGTTGCAGACTGTGTTTCAACCGTGTGGAATAACTTCCTGTCACCGTTTGTAAACTGGCTTGTCAGTTTTTGGGGACCTATATTTCAGAATGTTTTCAATGCCGTAAAAAGGGTGTTTGATAATGTGTTTACATTTATCGGTGGGTTGATTACCTCTATACAGAAAACATTCGGCGGTCTTATTGACTTCATTACAGGTGTTTTCTCAGGCGATTGGAAAAAAGCATGGCAGGGTATCTACGACTTCTTCAAAGGTATTTGGGACGGCATTTGTGCCGTGTTTAAGTTTATTATAAACGCTATCATTGACGGCATAAATGCGTTGTGGACGGGCATTTATAATTTCGTTTCGGGTGTTGTTAATTCAATCGGCGGAATTGCGGGTGTTATCGGCGCGGCATTTGGACAGGATTGGAGCTTTTCAATGCCTGAAAATCCGCCTCTTATTCCGAGATTTGAAGAACCCACGGAATCACCGGCACGAAAATTTGCAAAAGGCGGTATTGTTAAAGCTCCGACACTTGCGGTTGTCGGCGATAACGCAGGCGCTAACAGCGGTAACCCTGAGGTTATTTCCCCTCTTAACAAGTTACAGGGTATGCTCGACAATTCGGGCGGTCAGGATACAGTGATTCTCACACAAATTCTTGACCTGCTTAAACGCATTTATGAAATGTTCATTATCTTTCGCAATAACGGCGGCAACACTTATTCGTTTACTGCCGAGCTTGAGGGTTCAACGCTTTTTGAAGAAATGATAAGACAGGATGAGCTTTACAGACGCAGACACAACGGTAAATCCGCATTTGCATAAAGGGGGGGATGATATGTCAAATTATAACGGCTATTTGCTTAAATTCGGCAACAACATAATGCCGAATAAGTACATTACCGCATTTTCATCAACTCCGAATCAGCGACTTGAAACTTCTGCGGAACGAGATCAGAACGGTACGCTTCAAAGGGCAACGCTGCCAAATTACAAAACAAAAATTTCGTTTTCAACTCACATTCTTCATCTTGACGAAAAGATTGATTTTCAGTCGATTATCAACCTCTCAATGGCGAATAAGTTACAGAGAAAGTGCAGGGTAACTTATTGGAACGATGAAACGAACAGCTATTACACCTCTTATTTTTATATTCCTGATATTGAATATACCGTAATGAATGCCGAAAAGAATGATATAACCTATCAGCCGATTACTGTTGAGCTGATTGAGTATTAAGGGGTGATTCTTAAAAATGCTTGTATCTAAAGAAATTGCTGATAAGCTGAAAACAAACACACTTTACAACACCGTTGTCCTGCATTCTCCTGACGGCAGTTTTGAGGATATAACAGGTGAAAGTATCGTGCTTGACAGCTTTTCGCTTGAAAATGAAATCGTTGAAAAAGAATTGAAATTCGGCGGTTGCATAGCCTCTGAAATGAGCGTGAAACTCATTGATTATGATTGCTCGGCTTTGATAGGAAAGACGGTACAGGTCATCATAACGGCAACATATCTTGAATCAGAGCTGTATCCGTCAGATGATTTGTACCCGTCAAATACTCTTATTTGTCCTGCTGAAACAGGAACGGTTGAATGTCCTGTTTTCTACGGTAAAATTCAGTCGGCTCAAAGAGATAAAAAACAGCGTAACATCGTCAAAATCACAGCCTATGACGCTTTTTATGATATGTCAAAGGTGGATATGTCTTTGTGGTTTGCAGGCAAAGAGAACGAGGACGGCAGTTTTGCTTATGGTTATGCGCACTATCAAAAAGACGATAATTTTAAGAGCTTTTATTCAATAATCGCAGAATTTGCCAAAGATTATGCAATTACAGGGGTTTCACCGCCGAGCTTATCTGTCTTTAGTGTACCGCTGAAATTTGACGATACCTGCGTGGAAAAGGTTATAAAGGACATTACCTTGTCAGATTTAATCCAAGCTTATGCAGAGTTAACTTTGAGCTTTGCCGTTATAGATGCCGACGGAAAAATGCGTTTTAAAAGGCTGTATTCTCAATCTTCCGTTGAAACAATCGATTCGTACAAAGATTTATCCTTTGAAGATTACGAACTTGAGCCTATCCGTATGTACAGTGCTAAGTTTGCTGATAAAAAAGCGTATTTGTATGGCAACAGTAACGATTTTTCGTGGTATGTTTCCGATAACATTTTGATGAGGTGCAGAACAACAGCAAGTGATATCGGCACAAAATATAATTCTGTTAATTTTTTTGGTGATGTATATAAATACCGCCCGACAAAAATTAAGCTGTTTTCGTATTGGTGGCTTGAGGCAGGCGATAAGTACACAATTAAAACTCCGTTTGAAGATTTGCCGACAATCGAAACATTTGTGTTCAATAAGAAAATGGACGGTTTTATAACTGCCCTCACATCAAAGGGCGAAAAACGATTAGGAAAGGAAGTAAAAGAAAATGAACAAATACAATAAAATTGTCTTTGTGAACGGCTCTGCTCCGCCCCTCAATGCCGACAACCTCAACCATATGGACGAGGGGATTGAACGGGCAACAGACGGAGCAATTGCACTTGAAACCGAAATAGCCACGGCAAGAGGCGGTCAAAATTCGCTTGGAGCAAGGCTTGATAAAACAGACAAGAGTATTGCCCGAAAGCTTGATTCAATGCCGTTCGACAGCGAACCCAAAAATAACAGCCCGTGTTATCTCACAAGCGGTGCGGTTTACAGCGCTCTACTTGTTAAAGCCGATAAAACCGCCTTGGCAACTAAATACGATTCGTCAAATATTGAAAGTGGTACATCAACACTCACACCGTATTCAACCGTCACCGATAAAATCAAAAGTGCAAACTGTACATATAAGACGATTGGTGACATCGTAATCGTCAGTGCAACGGTCAAAATGAACGCAGTATCCCTTAGCGGCAATAGCATGTGTCCGCTGATTGATTTGCCGTACAAATGTATTTCCGAGGACAATGTTTTTTGTGTTGGTATTTCAAACCTTGGCAAGCTCTTTAAATTTGCCATTCCGAAAAATAACACTTGGCTACAGTTTTCGACTCAGGATAAGACGGCTTACACATTTGCAGACGGCGAGCAAATTAATGTGATTTGCTTGTACAAAATTAAATAACGGAGGTAAAAATAATGGAACTTAAAGAAAAAATCACACTCGATATGCTCACAAAGGACAGCGTTTCGGTACTCAGACAGCAGTTTTTGACCTTCAACGGTGAAGAAATGCAGGTTGGCGGAAACATCCGCAACGCATACATGAACAGCAAATCGGGCAGAGAACAGCTTAAAACGGTGCTGTCAGACGAATATTACAATGCCGTTATGGCGGTGTGGGGCGATAATCCAACCGTTGATGAGCCGATAGAAAGCGAGATTGAAGTAAAATGACACCCGAAGTAATTGTATCGGTAATATCGCTGTTTGGTACTTTAGTTGGCACTCTTGGTGGTATTTGTGTAAGCAACCGAATGTCAAACTATCGAATCGAACAGCTCGAAAAGAAAGTTGAAAAACATAACAATCTCATTGAGCGCACATATGCAATTGAGCAGCACAATGCGGTTGTTGACGAAGAAATTAAGGTCGCAAATCACAGAATTGATGACTTAGAAAAAAATCAGTGAAAGGATGATAACAATGAAAAAAATCTTTACAAAACAGTGGGCAAAAGCAACAGCTGTCAGAGCTATTAAAACGGTCGCACAGACTGCCGTTGCAACAATCGGAGTGTCTGCCGTTATGACAGATGTAAACTGGCTTGCGGTAGGCTCGGCATCTCTGCTTGCAGGTGTATTGTCGGTGCTGACAAGCATTGCAGGACTGCCCGAAGTATCAGAAAGCGAGGAGTAACAATGGCTAAATATCGTAAAAAACCTGTTATTATTGAAGCATATCAGACCGACAAAGAAATGATTATTCATACCCTTGAAGGTGATATGAAGGCAAGTATCGGTGATTACATTATCACAGGTGTAAACGGTGAGAAATACCCGTGTAAACCCGATATTTTCAAAAAAACTTACGAGAAAGTGGAGAAATAATTATGAGTACTTCAAAACTTGTAAATTACACTAAATTATCGCCAAATCACGGCGGTAAACGCACACACAGTATTGACCGCATTACTCCGCATTGCGTTGTAGGTCAGTGCAGTGTCGAAACCCTCGGCAACATCTTTATGAATACAGCCTGTGAGGCAAGCTGTAACTACGGAATCGGCTATGACGGCAGAGTGTTGCTTTGTGTTGATGAGGGCAATCGCTCTTGGTGTTCATCAAGCAATGCAAATGACCAGAGGGCAGTCACAATCGAATGTGCAAGCGACACAACCGCACCGTACACGATGAATAGTAAAGTTTACAACAAACTCGTTGCACTTTGCATTGACATCTGCAAGCGAAACGGTAAAACTAAACTGCTTTGGTTTGGTAATGAAAGCAAGACGCTAAATTATTCACCAAAGTCAAATGAAATGGTATTGACTGTACATAGGTGGTTTGCGAATAAATCTTGCCCAGGTGACTGGCTCTATAACAGGCTCGGTAATCTTGCAGACGAAGTAACCGCACAGCTCGGCGGTAAAACATCAAATAAGGAGAATGAGGAAATGATTAAATATGGCTCACACAATACAGCGACTCTTGCATTTAAGAAACAGTTAATTACTTTGTACAACATGAAAATCATCAAAACAAAAGTCGATAACTCGAATGGTTTTGGTGACGGCACTTTAAAGGCTGTTAAAGAGGCACAGAGGGCAGGTAATATCACAGCTAACGGCGTTGTTAATGAAAAAACAGTCAATGTTATCTATCATCTTATCAATGATTGCAATTGGGCTAAAGATAAGAAAATTGCAAATGCCAAAAAGGCACTTGGCTGATGTTAAATATTTCGCACCGTTGCAAATTTTATGTGGCGGTGCGGATATCATAAATGAAGAATTGGGGTGACGAAAACGGTAAATTTATATCAAGGCGATTGTCTTGAAGTGCTGAAAACTTTGCCCGATAACAGCGTTGACCTGTTACTGACAGATCCGCCTTATGTGTTAAACACAAAGGGGGGTGGAACTGTAAACAAGAAAATGAAATTAAGTGAATCTTTAGCGGATGTCGAGAAAGCAAAAATAATTAATGGATATGACATCGAACTTTTCGGACAAGAATTTTTGCGAGTTATGAAAGAAATCAATGCTTATTTTTGGTGCAATAAAGCACAAATATATGATTATTTAAAATTTTATGTCGGGCAACTTAAATGCAAATTTGATATTATTTGCTGGCACAAAACGAACGCTTTGCCCACCTATTCAAATAAGTATTTAAGCGACACCGAATATTTACTTTATTTCAGAAAAGGAAAAGGTAAGTGCTTTCCCCACAGTTACGAGGATGCAAAAACATATTATTTAAGCGTTTCAAACCTAAAGGACAAAAAAATGTGGAAACATCCGACCATTAAACCTCTTTACATTACTGAAAAAATAATCCGAAACAGTTCAAAAGAAAATTACACTGTTTTAGATCCGTTTATGGGAAGCGGAACAACAGGTGTTGCCTGCATAAATACAAACCGTGATTTTATCGGTGTTGAGCTTGACGAAAAGTATTACAAAATTGCTGAGGAAAGAATAAGTTCAGCAATTAAACAAACTACATAACAAAATAACAAACACATAATTGCAAAAATATTCCCCTCACACTGTCATTGAAGATAGGTGAGGGGAGTTTTGTCATTTGTTATTATTTTCTGTTGCAATCCTTTCAAGTTCACGGATACAGTTTACAAATTAAAGGTGAGGTGAATATCACAACTTTTTCTGCCTTGCATTTGCCTAACATTTTTAACCGTTTTTCTTGTATTTTAACATATTTTAGCAAATAAAAGGCAAAAAAATAACCGCACTAAAAAGCTTAAAAATGGCTTTCTAATGCGGTTTTTTCTATGGTCGAGGTGACAGGACTTGAACCTGCGGCATCTTGGTCCCAAACCAAGCACTCTACCAAACTGAGCTACACCTCGAAATGTTGTTTAATAACAACAGCTTAATTATTATATACCATATTTTCGGATTTGTCAACATAATTTTCGTTTTTTATTCAAAATTAATTCAAATATTTTGAAAATCACCATAAAACAGACCGAAAATGTGGTGCAAAACAGCCGTCCCTGCATAAGAAACGGCTGTTGGTGCAGGTAACCCTGACAAGTGGCTTATTTATCGGCTTTTTATGGTGTGACAGTAAAGTTGACAGTGCATTTTCGGACAGTCATACTATTGCAATGTTATTGCTCTTCATATAGCTGTCAGCTACAGCAAGATTTTCCATACTGTATTTTTGGAAAACATCACAGTATGTATCAAGCGTAATTCTTATATCAGTATGACCGAGAAGATTTTGCAGTACCTTTGCAGGCATACCTGATTCAATACATCTTGTTGCATATGTGTGACGAAGTGAATGTAAATCAACCTTTCCGTAAACACTCTTATCAAGTATATCATACTTTTTCAGCGTGTTTGCGTATTGATAATTTACCTGATTAGTTGTGACAAGTTTATCCACACTTGAAGCAAATATAAGACCGTCTTTTTTATCTCCGATACACTGTTTTAAAAAATCAGCCATATCATCATTAAAATAGATTGTACGCATACCTGCTTTAGTCTTTGTGGAATTACTTATATATGTTTTACCGTTAAGACCTCTGCTGACAGTTTTACAAACTCTAATTGTACGGTCATTAAAGTTTATATCTCCTACCTCTAAGGCGTTAATTTCGCCCATACGCATGCCTGTAAACATTGACAAAAGCATTTGTTCCGAATAGCGTATATCCTCGCTTTTGAGAACATCTATCAGCTTTTTCTGTTCATCAACAGTCAATGCTCTTACTTTTACAAGCTCCTGCTTTGACTTTGGCTTTCTGATGTTCAGCATAATGTTTTCTGTAACAATTTTCTTCCTTACAGCTTCATTGAAAACTGACTTTAAAAGCTGATATGCTTTATCCAAGTATGACTGCGAATAAGAGATTTTAGAAATGAAAAAATGCTTTATTACATCTTCCGTAATCTCACGCATTGCTAAATCATAAATAGGACTCATTGACTTTAAGGTTTCATTCTTGCGGTCATATGAAGTTTGCTTAATCTCATTAAGAGAGAATTGTTCTTCAATCATCTTTTCGGCAAGCTCATAGACAGTTGTGTTATCGGGTTCGTCAAAAAATCCTGCTTTTGCCTGAATACGATATTCAAGCAACTTATTCTTAACAATGCGTTCGGTTTTACCGTAAGCCGTCTTGCGTTTTTTCTCACCGTTAATTTCAAGCGTTATCTGACCTGCAAAGCATTTTCTGCTTTTAACATAGTATACAGAACCGTCACCGTAATCAAGTTTATTACATTTAGACTTAGGTTTTGTGCTTTTTGTGTTAATAAAAACCATTCCTTTCCAAACCGTAAAGCACAAAAGATTTTTACTATATCAGTATTGTATAGCCTTAAATCTTTTGTGTCAATACGGTTGCTTAAATATTATGTAAATGCTTTAAATGCTCATACCCTTCTTTTCTGCGACCAGTTAAGAAAAGCATTTAGCTCAACTTTAAGATTTTTACCTACCCGTATTAAAGGGAAATCTGCTCTCAACATAATATTGCGTGCAGTAGGCAAGGAACAACCAAGTGCTTCGGCAACCTCTTTAGTACCGATGAATTTAATCTCTACACTCATATTAAGTCCTCCTTTTCATCAGGAAGGCTTTCTACAAGCTCAAGAAACTCCTTACAAGAAGTGCGTCTGCCGTCCTTATCTCTGGTGGGATTATAATGTTGACTATGCAATGAATATCCACATCTTGCAAGTACATATCTCAAATCCTCAAAACTAAAACCGTTGTATGAATTGCCTACTCTTTCTCCTGTGAGGATATTTACTACCCAATACCTCTGACACGGACGGTATCGAAGAGCTTTGTATCCTACATATAGAGGCTCTAATCTAAAACCAACTTCTTTTAGAATCTCTTTTATTCGCCATTGCGAATAGTTCTCATAACCCGTCTGAAAGGTTAAATCGCTAAGCTCGCTACCGCCTGTATATTCGAGAATTTCATCGGAATCATCTTCATCACACATATTCTTTTTCTCATCATTCATATGCTACCACCTTCCGTTTCTTCTGCGTGAAAATAGGGTATATCTTCAAACAAAGCGAACTGAATGATGTAATCACATATGCGAGGTGAATTGTAAAAGTAACCGTCAATACAATGCTCACTAAGACCGTATGAGGTTGCCGCACTGTATATACAGCTATATGACTGGAGAAAATTCGAAAGAGTCATAACTCCGACTCTATCAAAAATTTTGTCATGAAATATCAGAGAACCGCCTCTTGACACTTGTTCACTATAATAAGTCCCAAGCGGTTTGTCCTCTAAAATATCAACTCTGTCGCACCAATTTTTAATACCTGTTGTGATTCCGATATTAAGAATTGTGTCAATGTCCTCTTTTGGCAAATGAACCGTATGCTTTTGTATTTGACCGTTAAAGTCCTCAAAAGCTACTAAAAGGTCATTTGTTAGCTTCCAATACTTTACTACTTCATTAAGCATATAATTATCACTCATAATCATTCTCCTTATAGAAAATTATAATATAAAAATATGAAGTAAGATAATCATATTTCTATGGTAATCAGTTTTTAGGTTTTTCGGTTTTTATTTGTGTGTTTATAAGAAATTAAGTTTCTCGGTATTTATGTATTTCGGGTTCAATATCTCACTCCATATCCTTTGAATAAAAAGTGCGTTCAAATTCTTCATCAGATACTACCTGATTATCTGTGTTACTGCTTGTGTTTATTGCCGTTAGTGTAAACGGATTGTCACTTTCGGAGATCTTATTTACAATCTCGGCAACATCAATCTTTGTAAGGTCAACACTGACAAAGCAATCTGATAAACTTTGCTGTGATAAGCTAAGAAAATTCTTTCTAAGCCAAGCCCTTATCTGAGGGTTAATTTCAAGTTTTTTCTTATGGTATTTCTTGTATATTTCATACAGAATACTCCAAAATTCAGCAACAGCTTTTTCACCCCATATAACGCTGATTTTGTATATCAAAGGGAACAAACCGCTACCGTAAATAATATGCTGAATGCTTTTATTCAAACTATTGTTAGCAGGACTTTCACAACGCAAAGCGTGAAAATTACTGCATTCAATTATTTTAAGCAGGTCGTTTGTAAAATCAGTAAAACAGCTGTTAAGAGGGTCATAAAAACGGTATCTGTCACATATTTTGCTTGCAATGAACTGCGATACAGAAACATCATCTGTTATATGTTCCAATTGCTCGGTTATTTGATGAGCATAGTTTCCTCTGTATGAAGCCTCAAATCTAACCCAACTGTCGCACTGCAATGCTTCATCAAGGCGAAAACCGTTGTTGCTAATTTGTTCCGATTTTTTATCATAAACCCGAAGTAGTGACTGTGAGTTTTCAGCCCTTGAACCGATATAGAATGACTCAGTAACCAAATCTCTTTCGACAGAAGAAATCTTTCTTTTACTGTGTCTATAATTACAGTCAAGCACCTGTAAACTTTCGTCCTTTAACCTGCTGTATATGCTATGCGGTGATAAATCATAATTTTTGTAGTCAGCGGTTAAATCAATTCTGCTCAATCTGTATCTGTATAACGGACTTTCAATGTTGCTTAAAAATTTTCCGATATTTATATTCTCACCGTAGAAATCAAAATACCGCTTTTGATATACTGCCCAAGAGTGAGCAGAGAAACGAACTAATATTCCCATATGCACAAAAGTTTCGTGTAACGCTATAGTGAAGTAATATGGAGCGTTCTCAATAGTAAATGCTTGTGAATATGCCTGCGGCTTTTTATCACGCATTTCTACAACTTTACCGAGCAACAGTTCTATGTCTGCCTTATAGATAAATTCCTGTATCATTGAATAAGCTGTACTTTGCCAATCGTTACAAACATCATCAATCGGATAAAACAAAACTAAAGAAAATTCATCAACACCGACTTTCAATTCTTTATCCATACAATAAAACCAACTCCTTATGTGAAGTTATATAACTTTATATAACTTATATTCTCTCCCGTTCATTAAAGCATCGGGATTGACTTGCCGTCAGGCGGTTCGCACCTTGACGGTGCTACCGCCCACGGCAAAGCAATTACTTTTGCGGTTTAAGACTCTCATTAACTAAATGAATAGCACTTGCCTTTGCCGCAATCTGATGTCCTGCACTTGTCCAATACAGCGATAATTCAAGATTATCAAAGCGTACATAAATACGGCTGTTGCCGTCAATAGGATTGTCAATCTGTTTATCACCGTCAATACGAACGCTAAGCCTATCAAACTTATTTTCCTCAAGAATAACGATATACTTATATCCTGTAACCGTGCTTGTTCGGCGTCCATCCACATAGGCATATGACGGTATAACATCTATCAACAATAACTTACTGCCAACAGAACCCATTACATCAATTTTTGCATTTTTAATATCCATAGCTATCTCCTTTATGTTTATTTGAACTTCATTTGAAGTTCTTGATTATATAAAAACACATGGAGTTGCGAATTTTGGGATACTTTGGATATGAAATACCCCTTTTTAAAAATTTTTAAAAAATTTTTTTGTTTCTTCAAGCCACAACTTCAAGATTTGCGTTTGCTTTGCATAGTCATAATTACGAAGCAATTCCATAAGTTCACTGGGAAAGCCCTCTAAGAGATATGTACCATACAATAAGTAATCTAACGAACATTTTGTAGTGAGCGAAAATCTAATCAGATACTCAAGAGCAGTATTTCTTATGTCTGCATACTTTTTGCTCTGAACATCATTTTTCTTTGAATGATACTTGTCCATTGTATTTTTAGATACACCTAACAATTCACTGAACTGTTTTTGTGTCAATTTCATTTGTTGATGAGTACAAAAATATTTGCGTACCTCATCTAATCGAGCTCTATAATCAACAAAAAAATCTTCATCTTCATCATCAAAATCTTCGGCATATTTTGAATTATCCTCTAATAAATTAAAGCAAAAATCGGTAATTTTGCTTTTACCTGAATGTTTACAAATTTTCCTTAATTCTTCAATTTCGGGTAAATTATGACCGAAAACCAAATAATCTAAAGAAACATTAAAACGCAGATGAATGAGAAATAAAAAATCAGTGGACGGAAAAATGATTCCGTGTTCAACCTTACTGACATAATCCTTTTTATAGTTAAATTTAATGTCAGTAAGCGAATAGTCACCGTAATTATCATAATCATCATCAATTTTCGGGTTTAAAAACTCAAGAAACTCATTTACAGTCTTAGGCTGACCGTTAAAGCCTTCTTTTCTAAGCCCCTTTCTCAACTGCTGTATTCTTTCTCCAATAGCCTTCTTGTATGCATTTCTTTGCATAATTATTGACAACTTTCTTGTGCCATAAATTTACACAGAGTGCAGGACACACTCTATAAGTGCTTATGTTAGAAACGCAGGGAAGAATTGATACTCAACCAAGGTTCAGATGTATCAACCACGACAAAAAAGGTATGGTTTTAGATTTTGAAAGTGTTAGGGTACAAAGAAATGTGTTATAGGGTATAGTGCAATTTTGGCTAATAGTAAAAAACGCTATTTTATCGACCATAAAACATTGCCATAAACCACAAGAAACGACAATTTATTTTAAAGCATAAAAAATAGCCCAATCAGAGTAATGATTGAGCTATTCTTGTGCATAAATATTCAATTTGCTGTATAAATAATTATCGGGATAAAGCTGTTTTTATAATGGCTTTTGTATCGTTTATGTTTCGTAACATAGGCACAACTATTTCTCTCAAAGGCTTTCCGTCAGTTTGCAGATATCCTTTGCCCCTTGATTTTGGTTCTATCATCTCCTTATTATCATTAAATACCATTGCTATACTCTCTTTGCTGAGCGTACCAAGACCTACCACATTGCCAAAGTTATCTCGTCCTGTAATATATGTTGAATCGGCTCTTTGTAGTGACATAATGATAAAAATATTTGCACCTCGACCTAACATAAGAATGTTGGCAAGTTTTTGCTTGTAGTTATCCTGCTCTTTCTTTACGGCTAAAGAACTGAGGAAACCCGACCACTCATCAATACATAAATAAATCGGTTCATATTCTGAATTTACACTTGCATTTGCCATTCTGTTTTGTAATTCATCAAAAACACAGTCAACAGCTTCACCGACAGAATTATGCTTATAGTAATTCCGACAGTCATTAAATTCAATAAAATCAATGCCTTTAAAGTCTGCCAAAATCAATTTGACAGACTTCTTTGCTATTTGACCTAATATGTATGTTAGAAGATAAGTTTTACCGCTTCCGCTTGGTGCTACTATCAGCATATGAGGTACAGAGGAAAAGTCCACCGTAACAGGCACTTTTACACCCTGTGAAAGAATAGATAAATCTACACCAACAGTTAATTTACTGCTATCAAACCTCATCGTCATACACCTTATCTGTTGTTATATTCAGCTGTTCATCTCTCTTTTTGGATTTGATATAATGCCTTACATCATCTTCACAGCTGATATACAATACAGAAAATCTTAACATATGCTGTTCTTCGTTATATACAACCTTTTCAATATATACGCTCGGTATCATACCGTAGGATTTGCTGTTGTAGAATGAGGGTAAATTAACCATGCCGTAATTAAGCAATTGAGCTTCAATATACGATTGGATAATTTGCTTTAATGTATCGTCATCAAAGTCATATGATTTTTTTGGCATAATAATCTGAAAGGTGTAAAAAATACAGTTGTCAACACATAGTGGATTGTACCCCTCTTTTAAGAGAGAACTGCAATCTTTACCAAGCGGAAGTTTTAAAAACTCGTTATTGCTCTGTAATACATCATACAAAAAGTAAAGTAAGTTCGGATAAACGCTGTTTACAACTTTCATTCTTGCTTTGTTTGAAGCAAAATTAGCTGTTAAGTGAAGAGCGGATTTGATAGATTTTCTGTCGCTCAATTCCAATACCAACAAGAAAACAACAACCAAAACAGTCATTGCAATTAGGCAGATAAACCCTGTCAGCAAATAACTTACTGCTCCTGACAAAGAAAACGGTATTCCGAGTTTGTTGCACTCTGAGAGATATTCAGTGCCGAAAGCCATAATTACGAAAAAAGCTACTGCAAAATAGGTGAGCAGTACCACCCTAAAAGATTTTTTATTCATAAAAAATCTCCTCCTTTAAGTTATTTATTAGCACCCTTTTGGGTACATTTTTATTCTACATATAGGAGTTGCAAATTTTGGGATAAAACAATGAAATCGCAGGGGATTTTTTATTTCCTGCGGTTTGTTTAATAATGTTTTTTTGCATTAAAAATTCACATATTGTATGTTAAAA